GAGTAGGATTTTTTTTCCTACACAAGGAGTCTCCTTGAGTAGAAACATCGCGGTGGAAACGACTCCCGTAAATTCCTTGAGTGTAGCCCCGCAATAGTTGCGTCCTATGCCTAGACCAGTAAACCACGACGTGAAGAGGGCGATGGCGGCCACTGGTAAATCCCGTGCCACCGTCTACCTTCATCGTAAGAAGGTGGAGGCCCAGCCGCTCGTCAAGGCGAAGGGTGGGGGGCTGGACGTGGAGATCCAGCGGCTTGAGGATCTAGCAGCGAGCCTGGGCGAATCAGCCAAGGACGACACAAGGGCCGACCGCTCAGAGCTGATCAGTAACTACACAAAGCTGGTCGAGGCGTTACGCAGAATGAAGGGCGACCGGCCAGACATTGACCAAGCAGAGGGCACGATGGTGCCGGTGGACGAAGCCGACAAGGTACTGGCGGCAAGGGACAACGCACTTGTCCCGCTACTCAAAGGAATGGCAAAGCGGTTGGCTCCGATCTGTGCCAATCGCCCAGCGGTTGAAGTTGAGGCAGAGGTCGAGAACGAAGTCGGACAGATTATGCGCCAGGTTGAGGCAGCTCTGTGACGAAGGCTCAAGAGGAGCTACGCCGACGAGCACGGATACGCTGGCACTACGAAAAACCGCCAGGGGTGATCGAGTGGGCGGAGCGAAACATCCAACTGGACAGCAGGCTAACGGCTCGGCCGGGTTTGTATAACACAACGTGGACGCCTTACGTGCGGGGCGTGCTAGAAGCACTAGCCGATCCTGGCGTTCACACGGTCACCCTTTGCTGGGGATCCCAGACAGGCAAGACGCTGACGCTGGCCATCTGGCTGGCTTATAGAATTGCGAACGATCCAGCGCCAGCCTTGCTAGTCATGCCTAATGCGGATCTGGCTAGGTCATACAGCGAGACGCGACTGACTCCGATCTTTGAAAAGTGCAAGCCTGTGAAGCGACTATTCCCGCAGGATCTGGACGACCTGAAAATCTTAGAGATGCAGTTTGCGACGATGACTCTTTCCCTGGTTGGCAGTAACAGTCCGGCCAATCTTTCATCACGCCCGATCTGCATCGCCGTATTGGACGAGCTGGATTCTTTTGCAGCGCCATCCGAAAAGGACGCAGCCGCTTACTCACTGGCGTTAGAAAGGACAAAGGCGTTCCCACAACGTAAGCACGTACTGACTTCGACTCCGACGCTCAACACCGGCGACATCTGGATCAACTACCAAGCCGGGACGCAGGAGACTTTCCACGTGCCTTGCCATGCTTGCGGAGAGTTTCAGGCGATGGAGTTCGGGCAGATTCGTTGGGATGAAACGGCACGATCGGAGGATGGCAAATGGGACATGCGAAAGGTAACGGAGACGGCCGCCTACTATTGCACCAAGTGCGATGCACCGTGGAGTGAACGCAACCGCCGCCAGTCGATCGAGCAGGGCAAGTGGGTGGCGGCAAACGCAAGCTCGGAGGTTGGCCGTCGATCGTTCCGCTTGCCGAGCTGGTACTCGCCGACGATCACGTTTGCTGATTGCGCCAAAAAGTTTCTGACGGAAAAGCATTATCTGCACGGCTTGCAAGGATGGGTGAATGGGTGGAGTGCGATGCCTTGGGAGGATCAGTTTGATGATAACGAGCTGAACAATATCCCGCCCGGCGCCTTTGCGAAAAAGCAGGAATGGGAAACCGATCACATTAAGCTGGCCGCAATCGACAGGCAAATCGACGAGTTCTGGTTTGTGGTGCGTGCGTTTGCTAGGGACGGATCCAGCCGACTAATTGAAGAAGGCCGCCGGAGGACGATCGAGGACATCGCTCACACGCTGGCTGAGCTGGGTGTGCGGAACATTCACACCTGTATTGATTCAGGTTATGAGGCTCACGACACATATAGATTGGCGGCGCGATACGGATTCATCGCGGTAAAGGGTGAGGATCGTCAATACTACTACATCGAAAGCCAAGCCGGGCGGATGAAGTCGGTGCATAGCTCAGATCAACCGACGGACGCAGGCTGTCGCCTGCTCCTTCTCAGCTCACCGGCCTGCCAAGATTTACTGGCTTGGTTGCGACGAGGGCAGGGGCCGCTGTGGGAAGTGGCACACGACGTCAGCCCGGAATACCGCGAGCACATGGCCAGCCATCGGAAGGCGCATCGAATTAACCGCAAGACCGGTAAGGACGTTTATGAGTGGATTCGGGTAAAGGGCAGACAAGACCACTTATATGATTGCGAAACTTACCTAGCTGGATTTGCGGTGTGGGGGAAGGTGATTCAGGCCGAGGCTGCGATGGCACAGGAGGCGAAGGTATGATTGACACGATGGGAACGGAGTCGTGGATCGTGCTCTCCTTTTTTCCCTTTGGATTCAGAGCAGCAAAAACGCAACCGCGTTGCTGCTTGCCTTGGAAGCTATTGCCGCAGGGCAGGCGTCCGTTTTCCAAAACGGAGGCCGGACAATGATTTCCGCATCGGTCGCCGGCAAATCGTTCTCTTACCAGCTCACCTCAGGCATCACCCCGGTGGAAGTTGCGAAAGCAGCTCTGGACGGCTGGCGCCTAATCCAAGGAAAAAACGATGCCGAGGTGGCCGCAATCTTCACGGGCGATCAGAGTCTCGTCACTTATCCACGGTTCAAGGAAACCACTTACTAAAATGGACATCGTCGGCAAAGTGATTTCGAGCTGGTCGCGTATGGTTCAGGCCGCTCGGCACGATCCACGCAAACGCCGCTGGGTGGATGCCCAACTGGCAGACACAAAGCTGGACGTCAGCTCCGCATCCCGGCAATCGATCGCAGCTCTTTCCCGTTGGCTTTGTTACAACTCGGCTATCGTCCGAGGCGCAATCGATACGATGACTCGGAACGCGATCGGCGCTGGGATCAAATGCCAGGCACGCACAAAGGACGAGGGCTGGAACAAGGCGACAGAGGAGTGGCTGGCGATGTGGGAAGGCTCTTGCGACGTGCGCGGGATTCTTACTTACCAAGCGATGCAGCAAGTCGCCACCCGCACGATGCTACGCGATAACGAGATCTTCATTCTTTTAACTGATAACGGCGACGGCTGGCCGATGTTGCAAATGGTGGAAGGGCACCGCTGTGAAACTCCATCTTACGTAAAGGACGACGCCAAGATTTTCGACGGCGTTCGGATGAACAAGTTCGGTCGCCCGTTGAGTTACTACATCCGCACCGGCATAAACGGCGACACGTTCACAGAGGTGCAAGCCACCGACGTGATTCTCTTGGCTGAACGGGACAGAGCAGACGAAGTGCGGTCGCTGTCGAAGCTGGCATCGTGCATCAATCTGCTACTGGATCGGGACGAGATTCTGGACTACGAGATGCTGGCCTGTAAGCGAGCAGGGCAGATCGGGATGGCAATCGAATCAACAACCAACTCTGGCCCTGGATTTTTTAACCCGACAGAAACCGATTCAACAAACCTAACGACCGACAACCTTTTCGGCGGTGGCGCTCTGGTCAACGTTCCGATGGGCAAGACGCTGCGGGAGATCAAAAACGATCGGCCCAGCCAAAACTTGCAGCAGCACATGGATCAGTACATACGGGCAGTGGCGTCCGGCCTTGGCGTGCCTTACGCCTACATCTGGTCGCCTAATGAGCTGACCGGCCCCAGCCAGCGGTTCGTGCTTGCCCAAGCTCAACGCCGATTCGATGAAATTTCCGATGCAGTGATCGAGCAGATGCTGAAGCGGGTTCGCAAGTGGGCACTAGCAAAGGCAATCAAACGCGGCGATCTGACTCCGCCCAAGGGAATGGCGATGTGGTGGGAAGCGGTCTATCACACCCCAGCCCGCACCACGATCGATGCCGGCCGAGACAGCGCCGCCGATCGGGAAGATCTAAAAATAGGAATTAAGACTCTCGCCGATATTAGCGCCGAGCGCGGATCCGACTGGCAAGAGGTCGTGAATCAGAAGATTGCGGAACAGACCTACATCAGAATGAAGTGCGAGGAGGCTGGAATCAGCCCGGCTGAGATCCAAATGACAGGGGCACCCGTGGCTCCCGCTGCACCCATTTCGGCCACGCCACCGGCAGCACCGCTTCCAGAGGATTCGACCCCACAGCCTCAACTTGAAGAGGCGACCCAGCCAGTGCAGGCATCAGTTCCTACCACAGAAACATTTACAATGCGTGACGATCCAGATTTTAACCTTACCCCAAAAGAGATGAACATGGTTGTGAAGGCGATCGGGATTGGGGCAAAGCCAAAAACAAAAAAGAGAAAGTAGTTGATTAAGCCTGCTGGGTAGGAGCAGGCTTATTGGATGGGTGCTTTGTTGATAGTTATTGTTGGGATAATTCTTGGAATTTTAACACTTCTTTTGCCTGTGTTCGTTTTTCAGATATCAGGCGCAACAGTTCGTAGCGAGGAACTGTTGAAAAAAGCCTTGGCTGAACTTGAGAAAATTAACGAACATCTAGCTTCTTCCCATCCTCCACAGGAGTAATTTGACACGCCATGCGCGGGCATGGCTCAAAAACTATTTAAGGGAATTTCTGTCATCACCGCTGGCCCTGCTTTGGGTCACGGGATGGTCATCGACGCAGACACACTGGAACAAGTTGTCCGGGCTGGAAACGATCTGGGTCAGGTCAAGGTACTCTCCGACCACAGCTCCAGCGTTTCTAACATCATCGGATACCTAGAAAACTTTACTTTGGATGGCGGTCGCGTCCGGGCGGATCTCACCTTATTTGAAAGCCACGAGGGGTTTGCCTACTTTAGCGAACTAATCGGCACACTCCCTGGGCAGATCGGATTTTCCATCAGCTTCAGTGGCGTGCCAAGAATGGCAGAGGACGGCACCCAACTGGCTGACGTCAGCACGCTGTACTCGGTCGACCTTGTGACTACTCCCGCGGCCAATCCGACAGGCGTTTATTCCGCACGGGTTGACACACGTAAATCGCTTAATATGGAAACATCAGTCAAAGAATCAGCGCCGGTGATCGAAGCCGCGCCCGAAGCACCGGCGGCCCCGGCGTTTAATGCCGAGCAGGCCATCGCCGCTCTCTCCGCCCGCATCGACGAACTCGTCGGCAAATTTGCCGCCAAGTTTGAAGCGGCTGTGGAAGAAGCCCCTGCCGTTGCTGAAGTTCCCGCCGCTGTGGAAGCACCCGCTGTCGAAGCAGCTCCCGAAGCCAAGGCCGATCTGGAATCCAACGACAAGATCGTCGCTCTCGAAACCAAGCTCGCTCGCCTCACTGTTGAGCTGGAAGCCAGCAAAGGCACCCAGCCCGTTGAGATTAGCGAATCCAAACCCCTTTCCCGTAATGAACTTCTTGCGAAGTTTAACGCGGAAAAAGATCCCCGTCGTGCGGCGGAGATTTTCAACCAAATCAAGCTCGCACGATAACCAAGAAAGAAGGATAGAACTATGGCAAATAGCCTCGCAACAACGAGCAACGGCAAAGTCGTGGCGCAGCGCGCTCTCGAATTGCTGGTTGAAAACTACTCATGGATCGCTTCCGGCGTTTCCGATTTCTCGGACGCTACCGCCCGCAAGGGTGACGCGATCGTAACCCACACCGTCTCCATCCAATCCGCCTCGGATTATTCCAGCACGGCCGGATACGTGGCTGGCGATGCAACTCAGACCGATGTGGTTGTGACGCTCTCCAACTTCAAACACGTCTCGTACGCTTTGAATGATGACGAGCGCACCAGCTCTTCGATCAACTTGGTCGAGCGCTTTGCAGCGCAAGCGGCCCACGCTCTCGGAAAGAGCATGATTGATACCGTTCTCGCGTTGGTCACCAACACCAACTACACCACGACCGCAACAATCGCGGCCGGTGCAGTTACCTTTGGTTCCATCGTCGACATCGCGGCTCAACTCAACACCGCAAAGGCTCCTATGGGTGGACGGTTCGCCGTTCTCAGCCCTACCAACTACGCCAACCTCTCCAAGGATAGCGTTGTGGTGGCAAACGGCCAGCGCTCCACCGACCTAGTCGGCGGCGCCAGCCTCGGCGAAGTTCACGGCGTCAGCATCTATAACTATCCTTCCTTGCCCTCGGCGGTATCGAAAGGATTCATGGCCCAACAGGAAGCGATCATCGTGGCGGCTCGTCTGCCCGAGATCCCGAATG